GACCTGCTTCAGGTGCTCCAACATCATTAGATAATGGTGAGTTAGCTATAAATGAAGCTTTCCCAACATTCTTCTATGGTAAGGTTGGTGGAGTAGAATCTGTTGGTGGATCTAATAAATTCTTAACCAGAGACAGTTCACAAACAATTGTTGGAGATAAGACATTCACAAGTTCAGTAGTTTTATCATCAGCGACAGCAGAAACTAAACCAACTTCAGCATCAGATTTACACGTTGCTACTACTGCATTCGTTAAGAATGTTGTAGCAGTAATTAATGGTGGTGATTTTGGTAATCCAATTGAATACATTTACTTCTGGGGTACAACTCAATCAAATGGAAATTATCTATGGTCAGATTTAACCAACTGGTATTCTGATTCAGCACATAGTACACAAGCAATAGCACTTCCTGTAAGTTCAAGCTATGTTAGAGTATTAAGTACAGATAATGTCTTAATTGATTTGGATGCTCAAGGATATGTAAATGTAGATACTATTCAAGCATATGATTCTACAATGGTTGTATACTCTAATTTGAGTGCTAATTTCGTAGCTTCTGTTAACTTGGATGCAACTTCAACAATAACATTTAGCGGTAACGCTACAAATAATATATAATATGCCTATAGCAAATAAAACATTCACAGGTGCTGGAGAAGTAGTCTTCGCTGGCAGTGCCGTAAATTATGGTTCAATTCAAACAGCTTCAGTAACATTCGAAGGGTATTCAGTAAATGAGGGGCCTATTGATGTAACAGATGAGGCTGTATTCAATGATTATACTAGAAACCTAGGAGAAGTAGAATGCGATATTATTCAGATTCTAGGTAATGCAGCTAATGAGGGTTCATTGATTGCAATTTCAACATTAACAATGGCTGGTAATTCTACTAATAGTGGATCAATACAATCAGGTGTTGCTGTCTTTGGTGGTAATGTTGTTGTAAACGGTGAAGTTGTAGCTGCTACTATTACTGTTTCTGGTAATGCTGTAAATAATGCTGATGTTGTAGCTACAGTATCAATCGAATTCTTAGATTCATCTTCTAATACTGCTACCATTACTGGTACTGCAATATTCAGAGGTACTGCAATAAATCAAGGAATTGTTGATGGCATTGCAGAATTCTATGATACTGCTGCTAACGATGGTGGTACTATTACTGGTAATGCAGAGTTCTATGATAGTGCTGCTAATGATGGTGGTACTATTACTGGTAATGCAGTATTCGCTGATACAACTTCAAATACTGGTACTGTACAAGGTGATGCTCAAGTAGCAGCAACCGCTACAAATAGTGGTACTGTTCAAGGTAATGAAACAGAATATACTGGTGGTGGAGGTGGTGGTGGAGGTGGTGGTGGAGGTGGTGAACAAGGTTCACCAATCACTTTGAATGGAACTACCTATTATTTATATGGTAATATTCTAAAAGATGGTTCTCAGAATATAATTGTGGATTTTTCTGGTTTTGATACTTCAGCATTAGTAAAATGGAGTACTGATTCAAATGGAGCATACTCTGCTATAAGCTTGACTCAAACAACACTAGCTGGAACATCATATTACACTGGAGGGAACGTATTGTATGATACAAGTGGATATACAGTAAATAGCACATTTATATATGATTCTGTTACATTAAGAATAATAAATACCAATAATTCTGGTGAAATGACTATTATTGAAAATATTAATTTATATTCAATTAATAGTAGTAATTATTATGCTACTTCTTTAAGTAATGGAAGTACATTGTATAATAGTAGTGGAAGTGTTGCAGTGTCTTTAAGTCCAGCTTGGGATAGTAGTAATGGTATAATATTTTCAACAGATGCATCAGGTATTTTAAGTGTATCTACTAATGTTTCTACTATTTCACTAAATAATACTAATTATTTAATTGATGGACCATTTGCTACTGGATCTACATTATATGATGGTGGAGTTTATACTAAGATTTCATATGCAAGTACTAATTACGATTCTACTCAAGGTGCTTTCTGGTATACAGATGGAAATGGAGTATTAATTGTTGTAGTTGCTACTTCTATAACTTTAAATGGTACTGGTTATTATCATACTGGATCATTTAGTTCTGGATCAACACTGTATGATTCAAGCATGTCACCAATATCTATAGCTGGTGGTTTTGATAGTACTTCCAATACTATTTGGTCTACAGATAATATGGGTGTATTAACTACTATATCAGTTACACCTATAACTCTTGGTGGTAATCAATATTATCATACTGGAGGATCATTTGGAAATGGTGTTACATTATACGGAAGTTCATACGTAATTGCTAATGATGTTAGTAATTTAGCATATAACGAGTCTGTTGTATCAACAGATGGATCTGGTGTAGTAACCATTTCTTAACTTATAATTAACAATTAACAATTAACAATTAAAAACGGGTGGGGAAACTCACCCGTTTTTATTTTATCTACTCATTAAATAGTAAATATACTTTATGAGTGAATATCTTTATTTTTGGGGAACTAATAGCTTAAGTGGATATTATCAATGGTCTGATATATCTAACTGGTATAGTGATGAAAATCATACAGTACAAGCTACAAGTCTACCAATCAATACTAATTATGTAAAAGTATTAAGTACTAGCACAGTTTTAATTAATTTGGACGTTGTTGGATATACTAATATTAGTTTAATTCAAGCATACGATTCTGATATTGTTATATATTCAAATCTAAGTTCTGATTTCGTTTCTCCGATGAATTTAGATGATACATCTTCTGTTACATTTAGTGGTAATGCTACATATAATATTAATAATATAACTTATCTTCAAAGCTCTGATGAAATATTTTCAAGTGGGACTTTTGAATTCGTAGACTCGGAAAATGCTGCAAATCTTACTGGACAGAGTTATCTTAGAGGTGAGTCTGTAAATTCTGGTACTACACAAAATAGTGTTTATGATGATACTGCTGTAAATAAAGGTTCTACTGATAGTGGAGTATTTATAGGAAATTCTTCTAATGAAGGGACTACGATTGATGCCACATTAAAAGGTAATGCTACTAATGCTGGAGTAATTATTGGTGATGCTGTTTTGTTAGGTTCTGCTGTAAATGTTGGTACTATCGAAGGGGATGCAATAGTTAGTGATACTGCTTCAAATGTTGGACAAATTGCTGGAGATGCTCAAATAGCTGCAACAGCTACAAATACTGGTACTATTGAAGGTAGTGAAACGTTATATGTACCTCCACCAAAAAGTGGAGCATATAGTGATGGTTATTATGCTGGTGGAAGTAAAGTTGAATATACAAGCCCAGAACCAATACAAGCACAAGATGATTTAAAATATTACATGTATTATGTAATGTCTGCTACATTAGCAGATGGAGAATATTCTAATTTCTATTTTAAAAATGGTATTATAGATAGAACATATCAAACACAAAAACCAGTATTAATAAGCGGAAATTATTATATGTTTGCTTTAGGAGTTGCTTCACTTGCTAATGGAGCATTTTCTACTGGATATTATTCAAATGGTGTTAAAGTTGCCGTTGAAGCTTTATCAGCATATCAAGCAAAAGATAATGAATTTTATTATATATATCCTCAAATAGATCCATATTTAGCTGAAGGTTGTTTCTCTGAAATATCTTATGTTAATGGTAGATTAGGTGGAAGTTATTGTAGACAAAATGAAACCAAGAATGGTTTCTATTCTACTGGAGTTTATGTAAATGGTGACATCGATATTAGTATAACATATAATAAACCAACTCTTCCAGCACAAGATGATGCAGCGTATTATACTTATTTGTCTGGTGTTGCTGTACAAACAGCTAATGGGTTTTACTCTGTTGGAGAGTTTGCATCTGGATTTCAAGTATTAAGTACGAATTCATTAACACCAATCCAAGTTCAAGATAATAATTTGTATTATATATTCAACTATGATAATGTATCTCCTGCTACAGGAACATTTAGTGTGGGTGTATTATCTTCTGCTGCTGTTTTAAGTTCTACAAATATTAGTATTCCAAGAACTGTATTAGATACAGATAAGTATTATACATTTGCTCAGGGTATAGGTTTTATAGCTTCTGGATTGTATAGTAATTATGCATTTACTACAGCAGGAGATATAGATATAGCATATTCAGCAGCAACTCCATTAACTGCTAAAAACGATGGAGTATTTTATACTTATCTAACAGGAACTGCAACAGCAGCAAATGGTGCTTATAGTAATGGAGCATTCTTAAATGGTACTAAAGATAGTGGATTCAGTTCTCAAGTACCTGTTCAAGCGATTGATGATGGGTTAATGTATACTTACATTAATGGTAATGCTACACCAGTAGCAATGAAGCAAGGAGCTTACTCTGATGGTTATTATCAGAATAATATAATATTGACAAGTTATAATTCAGCATTACCACAAGTAGCTCAAGATAATCAATTGTATTATACCTATTCTTCTGGATTAGCTACGATTGCTTCTGGTTACTATAGTAATGGTAATTACTTTGTAGCTGGTAATATTTCACAAAATGGAGACACTGTTGTACCAGTTTCTGCTAAGGATACTTCAATCTTCTATACATATTCATCGAATGTTGCAACTGTTGCAGATGGATTGTATTCTACATTTGCCTTCTCAAGTGGAAGTATTTCAACATCTTACAATACAAATATAAGTTCTCTACCATTATCAGCTAAAGATGATGGAGTATTTTATACTTATTTAAATGGAACCAAGAATGCATTTTTAAGTGGATTCTATAGTAATTATGCTATAAGTTCTGGGACTATTCAAGGAACTATAATTATTCCAACTCAAGCATATGATGATACTTTGTATTACACTTATTTGGGTGGTATTTCTCAGGGTGTTGTAACGGGAGCTTACAGTAATGGATATTTCGTAGCTGGATCTTTATCTGCTGTAACTATTGCTACACCAGTAACTGCAATAGATGCATCAACTACATACTATACATATAGTGGCGGTGAAGCTATCATAGCTGATGGAACATATAGTATTGGGATAATTTACGGTGGAGAATATTTTGATAGTGGATTTGAACAACCCTACTTAGCTATAGACACTAATTTATATTATGATTATATTATTGGTGAACAACCAGTAATTTCAAATTTAGGTGCTTATGGTAATTATTACATACTTTCTGGTGAAATACAAACAAATTACACAAATTCATTACCAGTTAGTGTCAATCAACCAAACGATCCTATTGAAATATTATATTTCACATTTATTAATGGAGAAGCTATAGTTGCACAAGGGGCATATAGTAATGGATATTATTCTAATGGAGTATTTGATGAAACCTATACAGATAGTACACCACAACAAGCTCAAGATGACGGTAATTATTACACTTATGCTAATGGTGTAGCAACACAAACTGCTGCTAAATTTGGAGCATATTCTGATGGATACTACTCTAACAATACTATATTAACATCTTACAATTCATTAACTCCTGTAACAGCAATAGATGCAACAACCACTTACTATACATATAGTAGTGGTAGTTCAATTATAGCAAATGGTTCTTATACCAACGGTTACTATCTAAATGGTGAAATTGACATAACACAAACAATTCAAACACCTGTAAGTGCGATAGACTCTGGAGCATATTATACCTATCTTCTAGGTATTCCTAGCATAGCTTCTGGTATATACAGTAATTACTATTTAACAAGTTCTGGATTAGTAGATGTTACATTTGACTCATTAACACCATTATCAGCTAAAGACGAATTAAACACATATTACTTATACAATGATGGTATAGCTTCCTATCCATTACAACTTAATTACAGTAATTATTACTTTTCAGCAAATGGTTTAGTTAATAGTACAATTAATATAAATATTCCATTATCAGCTATTGATAATGGTTTATATTATACATATGTATCTGGTGTTGCTTATTTAGCATCAGGAGCATATAGTAATTTATATGTTACAAGTAATGGAGAATATGCTATCTCATATACTAATACTACACCACAAACAGCTATAGATAACGGTTTATATTATGAATACCTATCTGGTGCTTCATTTATGGCGGGAGATCAAGCTTATAGTAATGGTTACTATTATGCTGGCGAAATTGATACAAATGCAACATACACAACTCCATTAACTGCAAGAGACAATTCCCTCTATTACTTGTATAATCAAGGTATTCCATCACTAGCTTCTGGAGCATATATAGTTGGATATCTAAGTGGTGGTCAAATATTAACAACATATAATACGATTACACCACAACAAACAATAGATACACAAATTTTCGTATTGTATGCAAGTGGTCAAACTGTTTATGCTGATGGTCCATATAGTAATGGTTATTATGACGGTGGTTTAATAGATACATTAGCTAATTTAAATACACCAATATTAGCTCAAGATGATGGAAATTATTATACATATAATCAAGGTGTTGCAACATTCGCATCTGGTCCTAAGAATGGAGCATACTCTGATGCATATTATGCAACTAATGTTATATTAACAAGCTATAATAATTCTACTCCAATTAGTGCAATAGACACATCATTATATTACACTTATGCTGTAGGATTGGCTACAATTGCTAATAATGCATATAGTAATGGTTATTATACTAATGGATCAATAAATATAAATTATACTCAAGCTACACCAGCAAGTGCTCAAGATAATTCGTTATTCTATTCGTATTTGAGTGGGGAATCGACTATAGCTAATGGTCCTTACAGTATTGGTTACTACACTGCTGGAGTGTTTGATACTACATATGATAATGTGACTGGTATTCAAGCATTAGATGATTCTAACTTCTATACCTATGCTAGTGGCGTAGCTACATTAAGTGGTAGTGTATTAGAAGGAGCATATTCAACTGGATATTATACTAATAATGTGTTATTAACATCATTTAATGCAGTAACACCTATTACTGCAATAGATACATCATTATATTATACATATACTAATGGTAATGCTACACTTGCACAAGGTAAATATTCAGTTGGTAAAATAGATGGTGGAATAATAGATATTAATTATAATAATACAAATCATGAATCTGTATTAGATAATTCAAGTGAATATAAATTTTTATCTGGAATTGGAATATTAGCTGTCGGTGGTTATACTGATTATTATTTTACAACTGGTGGAATTATTGACATCAATTATACAAATTTGACACCAGCATCTACAGTTAATACCAATTCAATATATTATTATTATTTAAGTGGCGTTGCAACTGCCGCTAATTTTGCATATAGTAATGGATATTTTGCTAATGGTGAAATAGATATAACAGCATCGTTTTCGATGCCAATATCAGTTTTAGATAATTCATCATACTATACATATACTAATGGTATACCATCATTAGCTACACAAGCATATACAAATTATTATTTCGATAATAATGGAGAAATATACACAACATATACTAACATAACACCACAAACAGCTAAAGATTCACCTAATAAATATTACATTTATAATTCTGGTATATCTGATATTCCTAGTGGTCCTTACAGTAATGGGTGGTTTGTGAATGATCTTACAACACAACCATATGGAGCAATAATTGAAGTAGCTCAAACTTCTACAACACCAGTTTCAGCATTAGATGATGGATTATTCTATACATATCTATCAGGAATTGCAACTTTACCAATTGATGGTAGATATAGCGTTGGTTGTCTAAGTGGAGGTTCTATTGTAACTTCTGGATTATTTGATACTATTCAACCTGTAAGTGCAATAGATGATTCATTATTCTACCTTTATACTTCTGGTTATGCAACCTTAGCACCTAATGGATCAGCATATACTACTGGGATATTCTATAATGGAAGTTATGATATAACTATAACGACATATACTCCACAAGCAACTATAGATAATACAAATGCATATTATTTATATACATATGGTGTTCCAGCAGTAGCAAATGGTTTATATAGCAATTTCGCATTAACTTCTGAAGGAGCAATTGATGTAGCGTATACAAATATTACACCACAACAACCATTAGATTATAATGAAACTCAACAATATGTTCTTTACCAAAATGGTGTTGCACAAATAGCTCAAGGAACATATAGTAATGGTTATTATACTAATGGAGTATTAGATACAAATTATGATAATCCTACACCACAACATGCAGCAGATACTCAAACATATTATATGTTTAATTATGGAAATATAACAATTCCTAATGATGGATTATATCAATTAACTTATCCTGATACTTCATTTTACAGACTAAGTTCTGGAGTAATTGATCAAAATTATACAAATACAGTACCAGAAGAAGTAACTGGAGTTTCAGGATACTACTTAAAATTCGATAATGGAAATTACACAGCAGCACAAGGAAATTATAGTAATTATTCTTTCTCTGGTGGATATATTAATACGAGTTTTAATCCCGGATACCCAGAAAGTGCTTTAGATAATGGATTATATTATACATATACTGGTGGTGTAGCTACATTAGCGACTGCAATTCTATTATTAAATCCAAATGATTCAAAATATTATGATTTTAATCAAGGAGTTGTGACATTAAGTGATGGATGCTATAATGGTACATCATATGTACTTGGTTCTCAAGCTGGTTATAAGTGTTATGCTGATGGAGCATATTCATTTGGTTATATAACTAATGGTGAAATCAATACAAACTATAGTAGTAATACACCACAAATAGCATTAGATGATTCATTGTATTATACATATGCTTATGGATCACCAACTCAAGCTAGTGGAGCATATGTATCATTTGGATACTTTACGAATGGTGCTCCAGATTCAAGTTATACTGGACCTTATAGTTTTGGTTACATGAATGCTGGATTATTAGATTCTAGTTATAGTTCACCCGGAGGTAATCCAAATATTGCTCAAGATATTAATTTATTATTTGTTTATACTAATGGTGTTGCAGCTATAGCAGATGGTTGTATAAATGGTAATCTATATAGTTCTGGAACAGATTTAGCAACATCTTGCTAAATTTGATCTAAAATAGTAAATAGAATATATGTCACAAGAAGATTTAAAACCCGAAGTTGAAGTTAAGAAAGAAGAAGTCAAAGTAGAGGCTCCAGCACCTGTTGCTGCTCCAGTAATTCAACACGTATCAGCTGATAAGTTTGAATGTAAAGATGGAGTTCTCTATAAAAATGGTTTAGCATCTGGTCATTGCTAAAATAAAATAAACATATGTTAATGAGCGGAGGAGGGGTAATCCTCCTCCGCTTTTTTTTATTAATCATCACATTAGTAAATGTGAAATAATAGTGTAAATATCAGTAATGTCAACGCCTAGTATTATTCGAATTAAAAGACGAAGTAGTGGTGAAAGTGGACCACCTTCTTCTCTTTCAAATGCTGAATTGGCGTTTAATGAAGTTAATAATACATTATACTACGGAAAGGGTTCTGATGCTAATGGCGATGCAACAGAAATAATTCCTATTGGCGGTACATTAAACTCATTAATGCAAACCGCAACATTATCAACATTTCAAAATCATGAAGTTAATTTAACTAATGAATACATTCAAATAAATGTAGGTGGAAATACTCGCTACATACGCTTATATGATATCGCCTAAAACTAAATACTAACATCAAGTTATGCCTCATTTATTCAATATAAAATCTTCCGGGGTTCTATCCGATACAACCACCTTTGCCAGACAAATGACTGGTACTGTTGCTAATGGTGTATTGGTGGAAAACCAAACAATTGCTGTCCCACTATCAACATCCTATAGAAGATTAGGGGCATTTACTTTAGCACCAGCAGAAAGTGCTACAAATGTTTGTGGATTATATATCAATTTAAGTAATATAAAACCAACATCAACATTAACACTATTATTATCTAGTAATGGAAATACAACTTCTACTACTGAATATGTATTAAGTTCCATACCAGCATTAAGTACATACTCTGAATCATTTTATATTGGTTTGATGTTTGATCCAAAGACATTTAATGGATTATCAACATCATTAATAATTAATGTATCCGCAAGAACTAGTGAATTAAGTGGGGCATATTATATTGGAACAGCACCAGCACCAACTACTCCAACGGTTGGTGGAGAATTTAATAAGGCATTAATATCAACAATAACTTTACCAATTTCTAGTTCTACTGTATTAGCCGCAGAAAAGGTTAATATTATAAGTCATTTATATGATAAACTAGATGAAAGAAATGTAGTATTAGGTTCTTCTAATGTTATTGATATTAGTGGACAAAGATGTACAACTGCTGGGTCATTTGTTCTTCATGGTGACTCTAAATTAAATGTTGTAGATGTTCAAGGTGGTATATTAGATAGTACTAATGCGGCTTTCTTAACTTTAAATAACTCTTCATCATTTATAGCTGGTACATATAGTTCACCATTAACATCAAATTTCGTATTAAATTTATCTTCTGGTGCAAAAAATATAAATCTCAATCATTCTTCAAATTTCGTTGTAGTTGGTAAAGACAAATTAAGTTATACCTATCTTATAGAAGATACTCTACCAAACATTTCTTCTATAACATTATCGAATTTTAGTGATAACTTATCTTCTTGGTCTGTTGGTGATCATTTGATTTTCCCACCTAATTCCAAAAGTACTAAAAACTCTAGAAATTCAGGAGTTGATCCACGAGATCAGATTATATCACTAACAATTAAAAGCAAAAACAATCAAACTTTGGAATTAAGTGAAAAATTGGTAACGCCAAAATTATCGATGTCTACACCAGTTTATGGTCCTAATTTTAGAGGTGCTCCAATTATAAACTTAACAAAAAACGTAACATTCGGACCATTTCCTTTAGCTCTATCAGCTAATGTAGCTGCTTCGAACACTCTCGCCTTATTAAAGGCAAATAATTCTTCAAAAGTTTATATTAAAAACGCAGAAATATGCAGAAATGAAATAGATACAATTGGAGAAGTTACAATAGAAAATTGTTCTTTGCGTGGAACATACTATAGCGATAAAAATAATTATACAGTTGCTAGTAAAGCTAATATAAATAAAGCATTAAATGTAACATGGAAAAACAATTTATTTTTTAATACATATACTGGAATACAATTTTACGGAAGTCAAACGGTTAAAGGAGTAATTAAAAATATAACAATTGATGGAAACATAACTACTAAAACATATACTCCAATTGAATTGCCAGTTGTTAATAATGATTCACATACAAATGCTGCAATAATAAACAATATTTTTGGTGCTAGTGTTTATGGTTTAACACTTCAAAATGAAAACACTACAGTATCAAAGTTTTATAATAACATATCATATTATAATCAAGGACGAGCATTATTTCTATTAACTAGACCAAATAAAAATCCAATATATGTAGAAGATTATAAAACATATAAAGCTTATTATTCTGGTTCAAATGATTATCTTAGTGATGGATCTGCTATAAGATACATGACAATAAATTCTAAAGATGATATTCAAAAATCATCAACACCCGCAATTTCTTGTAAAAATATATCAATTATAGATTCTGAGAATTGGTGTGTTCGTGTAAGCAACCCATCTATGTTTGGTACTATTGATGGATTAACTGCTAGAGATTCTTATAAAGGTGTTTTAATAAAAACAAACGAAGGTCCAGTTAATATAGCAAATGCATTTATTTTAAGAAACAATAAAACTAGTTTAGCTTGGACAGCAGAATATGATAAAGCGCAACACCCATCAACAAATATAATATATGATGTAGGTGATTGCGAATTTACGCACTCAATAAGAAATTCGATTATTGGTTCTTCTGAAGATGCATATGCAATAACTTTATACAATTCCAACTTCTTAGATAAATTAAAAGTAGATTATACCGATTTATATTCTTCAAAAATAAATTTATTCTTATGCCCACTAGCATATCCAAACCATAACACACTAATTAAAGGTAATATAATATGTTCTAATACTAATTTCTATTATCCAAAAGCTTTTACATTTGCTACTTACGTAAATTATATACCAGAATTTGATGGAGGAAGTGTAAGTTTTGATGGTGAAAATTATTTGAAACCGTTGAGTGGTTCTCAATTTGAGTTTGGTAATGGAAATTTTACAATTGAAAGTTGGATTAATGCAACTGATGTAACATTCCTACCTATAATTTTTGATACTAGATCATCCGACACTTCTAAAACAGGTTTTACATTAGAATTAGATAGATCTTGGTTTTTAAATGTTAAAATAGGTGATAATGTTTATAAATCTACTAAAGGAATATTCTCTGGCGTTTGGTATCACATCGTTTTAAGTAGAACTTCTGGTGCTTGTAATTTATGGTTAAATGGAGAGAAATTAATTACATTTAATGATACAACCAATTTTACTTCAAAAGAATTTACTATCGGTGCTGGTTATGATGGGCAAAAGGCATTCACAGGAAATTTGTTTAACTTAAGAGTAACAAAAGATGAAGTTATATACAATCCAAATCAACCAATCCAAATTCCATCATATCCAGTATCTCCAACTAATAATACATCATTTTTATTAGCCGCACACAAACACAACCAAATTATAGATAAATTTGGAAAACATGAAGTAATATCATATAAAAATGCATTATCATCAAATACATCAAAATTTGGAAAGGGTTCTGTATATTTTGATGGAACAGACTTCAGTGCAATAACGTTTAGAAAAACTGATAATTTTACTCTAGGAACTTCAAGTTTCACCATAGAAGGGTGGTTATCATCTGGTAAAGTTTATGATGAAACAACCACTACAGATGTTGATGCTAATGGAGTAGAAACAACGACAACAACATTCACAGAAATTACTGCATCAAATAAATGCATTTTCGATACTAGATCTTCTGGAAATAGTTTGAGTGGATTTTACTTTGCAGAAAAAGATTTAGGCTTTCAAGTTGCAAATTCTGAAACTACATTTATTTTAACTGAAAGTGGAAGAGAGTCTGGAAAGTGGCAACATTTTGCTTTAGTACGAGATGGTAGCAAAATGACATTATTTATAGATGGTTTAAGTTCAAATGATAGTAGCTGTGATTTAACAACAGAAAACTTCAGTGACTCTAATTTAACTATTGGAGGATATGTAAATGATCTTATGAAACCAAATACATATTTTGGTTACATGGATGACTTTTTACTTATCAAAGATTCTGCTAGGTATACTGAAGATTTTTCACCCGGAGCAATTCTTTTAGATGATGTGAATGCAACGTTTGCGTCATTCAATACTTATAAATTTATTGATAATAGTATTAATAAATTACCAATAACTACGGTTGGCGGTATTAAAGTTAGAGCAGCTGCTCCTTTAGCAAATAATAGTAGTTTATATAATAGTGATATACATTATGGCAGTTTGTATTTTGATGGAACTGCAACATCGACAAGTATTGAAATTCCATATAAACCAACATTATTTGATTGGTGGTCATCTGATTATACACTAGAATTTTTCATATATGCTCCATCGTTTGTTGAATCTTCTACTACTGATGCAGATTTTACTAATTTAGCCAACAAAAGGGTTTCAAACTTGATAGGCAATTTCATGAAAGACACTACTGAATTTGCTTGGTCGTTTGGACCTTTAGCAGATGGAACTGTAGCTTTTGTATATCAAACAAATAATACAAATACACCAAATCCAAGAAGATTGGATGGAAATGGTAAATTAAGAGCTAATACATGGAATCATGTAGCACTATCCGTATCTTCTGGCATTCCTAGAATATATGTAAATGGAGAAGGAACCCTATTACCATTCAGCGAACCATATTTTGCTGGATCATTTAATAGAGCCACTTCTCAAGGTATGAGTATAAATGGAAACATTTTACCATTTGAAGAAAACGATTGGACTGTCGAAGCATGGGTTAACTTAGCAACTATGCCAACTACTGATGCGTGGATTTTATCAAATAATACTTGGAGTAACACATTCGTTTTAATTGGTGTAGGAACCCCAAGTTTGTCTAATAATGGATTTGATTGTGTTATAGGACAAACAAAACTGTTAATACATTCAAATGATGTACAATACCAATCTCCATTAACTCACGATATGAACCCAAATACTTGGTATCATATAGCATATACTAGAAGTGGAGACAATATAAACTTCTATGTAAATGGTGTAAGTAAAGGAAGTGTTCCCTTCACTGGTCCTATGGGTATTGGTGCTAATACTTATATCGGTAGCGAAACTGGACAGGGAGCATATTTTAATGGGTTAATATCTAATTTGCGTGTTGTTAGTGAAATGTCTATTTACAATGAAAACTTCACTCCATCGACATTAAAATTATCAACAACTGGAAATGGTAATGCTATTGGAAATAATATATTAACACCTACAGAAGAACTTGTAGATTTATTAACATTCCAAGATAACACATTTAAAGATAATAGCATTTATAGTGAAGATTTTGTTCTACCTACAGTTGTAGCTAATAAACCAACAATATTCACACCACCAGTAAATTATCCACCAGTAAGTAATTCTTCTTCTCCGTTAACGATTGGACAATACAATAATGTTAAACTTCCAAAAGGAACATTAATTTCAAATTTAAGAATTATAAAAGGAGATGCTCTATACTCTGGAAATAGATGTGATATGCCTACAGTTGCTTTATCTGCTACTCCAAATACTTCATTATTATTAAAAGCTACAAATAGTGGCATTTATGATAAAACACAAAATTGTTCAACTATAATAGAAGGAACTACAAGAAATCTATTTATAGATACTTCTAAAAATGCTAATGGTACTGGAAAACAAAATAAATCATATGCCGTTTATAACAGAATTTATGATGTTAAGGATTCATCATCACTAGAATCATTAAATGGTGCTGGAATACAATTCATTTCACCATTTAATACAACGCAAAATTATGATGTAGCAATACATGGTTATAGCATAGATTTAAATACTATAATTTTGACAACACAAAGTTCGATTGGAGGATATTATTTTAACACCTTAAATGAAAAGGAATTTATAATAGACTTCTTCATGTATCCTACAAAACTTAATAATTCCACATTATTTACATTAGCTACAGCTGACAACAGTTTGAAATCATTAAGTTTAAGACAAGATACTACTGGAAAATTAAATTTATATTTGGGTAATGTATTAAAGTCTACAACGTCTAATTTCATAGCACCATTAACTACTTGGACACATGTTGCTATATGTAGAACAGGAACGACATTAAAAATGTTTAAAAATGGTGTTGCTATGCTGGGGTCTGTCAATTTAACATCAGAAACTTTTAGTGATACATATATAAAAATTGGAAATAACATTTCCAATAATCAAGGATTTCAAGGTTATATATCAAACTTCAAAATTAAAAGTGATGTGAATGAATCATCAGTATCTGTGCCAACACAACCAAGTTTAGATTCAGAAAATGTAGACATACTATTAAAAACGTTTGAAAATAGTATACCAACACAAACAAATTATAATAATTTGACATCTACAGATGTGTTTTTTGATGGAACATCATATATTAAATCATATCATGATAATGTTAATATTAAACAAAATGATGATTTAACAATAGAAATGTGGGTTAAATTTAATGATGTTAACACTGAAAGAGTATTATTAGATTTTGGCATAAAAGCTAATGATGGAAGATTATCACTAAGAAGAAAAACTGATAACACTTTGTCATTACAATATGGTTCTCCATTATTTACTATAAATTCTAAAGCAGAAGTTGAGATAAATGCTTGGTATCACATAGCAATAGTTAAAACGATAGATGATTTTCGTTTATTTATTAATGGTGTTCCTACAGTTCAACCAGTACCGACCGTAGCAATACCTAAAACAAATTTCGGCATATCAGAATCTGAACCGTTTAGAATTGGTGCATCATATGAAGGAAAATTAAATATGTTAGGACATATTTCAAATTTAATTATATCAAAATCTATAAAATATGATTCAACTTTCATACCATCATTGACGCCAAAAATAGAATTAGAAAACGATACCATTTTCTCACTACAGCAAAATTTAAGTGGGCAATATTACAGACCCATAGATAAATGCGTAAACACAACATTTACATTAAATGATAATTGTGTTGCTGGCGTTTCTGGAAAATATGCTAATGATGGTGGTATTTGGTTTAATAAAGGACAATTAGCAACAACAAATTATATTTCAGCATACGATTTAGGTGTAATATCAGGAACTAAACAACAATTCTGTTTTGAATTATGGTTTTATCCATTGGAAACTATAGCTGCAACATTTAAATTTTTAGTACAAAAAACTGGAGGAAGTAATTCTTGGAGTGCTAATGGTCCAGAATTTACATTTGTACTAATGAATAATTATGCTGGAATAGAATATTGGAATGGGGTAGCTAATTCATATATTCGATTAGGATATGATACTAGTAAACCAACTACAATTGTACCAAACACATTAATAAAAACAAATGATTGGAATCACATAGCATTTACTTGTGATGGAACAACATATAGAGGATATTTGAATGGGTATATTATTGGTTCTAATACAACAAATATGGTTACACCAACACAAACAATTCTATCGTTTGGTGCTCATACTACACCAGTTGTAGCCAATCAATTTGTTGGATACATGGATGATATTAGAATTACTAAAGGTGTACCAAGATATACAGGAACTACATATACAGTACCATCAGCCCCATTTGATTTAAGTACTGATCCAGATGGTAATAAAGTTGTAATGTTAGTTAAGAGTGAAAACGTTAAACCACTTAAAGGAAATCACGTAATAGATTCAACATCTAATAATAAAGCAATTTGTACAAGTGTCGGAGTTTCTCAAACAAATTCAACACCAGTTGATCCAAATGGATGGTGCATATATTTTGATGGAACTGTTGATTCTAGAATAGTTCTACCATCAAATGAAATGTTTAAATTCGAAATACAACCATTTACTGTGGAGTTATGGTTCTATAAATTCGAATCAGATTATGTCGCAACAAATTGTATATTAGATTATACTGATAATTTAAATGTTGGATTAAAGATAGCACTAAGTTCTGGTAGTGTAATGGTAGCTGGATTGCCAGCATCAAACAAGGTATTAACAAATTATGGACAATATATCAAAAACTCTTGGAACCATGTAGCATTAGTCAATACAGGAACAATATTAAAAGTATTCGTAAATGGAAAACAAACTAGCAGTGATATTAATATTGGAAGTTCAAAGTATCTTTATGACACTTTAGTAATTGGTTGTACTAGATCGTCAACTGAAGAATTTTATGGCTTAGTATCTAATGTAAGAATTATTAAAGGAGTTCCTTTATATATTGGGTCGTTTAAACCAAAAACTAATAAATTAGATGCTACAATTACAACAGATTTAGATTTACAAAAATGTGAATTATTAATAAATGGTGATACACCACCTTTAATAAACGGAGATACCATATTAGATGTTAGTAAAAATAATTATACAATTACTAAAATGTTGACAGCATACACACAATCTCTGAATCCATTTTATGGTGAAGACTCACTACCATCTAAACCATTTAATACCAGTGAACATCAAACAGATGTATTTAGAGAAAAAGGAATTGTAAATTCTTATATTGGTGGAAATGCTAAGAAACATGCAAGATATCTAAATTCTGGTTATATTGAAACAGATGATACTATATATAGAAATGTTTCTGTAGGTTTCTCAGAAAAACTTACACCTAGATCAAACAAAACTAGATTAAGAAGCAATTCACGTTTAGTAGCATTAAGAGCATATAATCAAAGGGGCAATTATGATCCAAATACTTTATCTAGAATATCTGTTTGGGTTAAAAAATCATCAGATTGGAGTGGTGAAGCACCAAGATTGATTGTCGTTGAAAATAAGAGTATGGGAATATATGAAGATACCGTTTTAGCAACTGCTACAGGTTCAAATGATACATGGATTAAACTAGAAGCAACCAATGTTGGTTCTGTTAAAAAGACTGGTATGCTTGAATTCTATGTTGATTGTATTGGAGCTAATATTGGATCTATTTGGATAGATGATTGGGAACAAGTAATAATTTAAACTAAATAACACTATGGCAAAATATGTTGCATATAAGGATTCTGGAAATATAATTAATGATGCTATTGTTAAATGCATAAACGAAGGAATTTTAACTGGAAATACTGTTCCAACAACTAATTATAGAACTACAGCCGTAACAAATACGACACCTACAACTTTTGAAGGCGTTTTTTTAGGAATTAAAACAATTCAAAATAATGCTCAAAGAAATGGAACTATTGTATTAGGAATAAGTTCAGTAGGTAGTGGTAATCAATATTTTGAATATCCACTTTCTACATTAGTAAATGCCATAACATCAACAAATGTTAACATAACAGATTTAAATACATCTAATTTAGCTGGTAGAAGAAACTTTTATTTTAAATTTACAACTCCAATAAATGTAAATACAAATTATTGTCTTTTTTATACTGTTTCTTCTACGGGAACAGTAATGAATGCATCGTATTATGGAATTGTTGGAAATACTAATAATAATTTATTATTATCAAACACTGCACTTTTATCAACAGATGAGATAATTGTATCACCACATATTAAAACTGATGGCACATTAACTGGTAGTGTTATAAATGGTTCAGCATCTTTAAATTTATCTTGTTATAGTTTTACCATTGATAAAGATTGCTCATTTTCTATGATGCAATCACCATATACAATAACACTAAGAACAAGAGCTTGTTTAAATTTAATTGATGGTGGATCGTTTACACTAAGTGCCGCTTTGCCAAATAAAGGAATTTTATATATGGATGGCGATGCTAACATATATTTAAACGGAGGATCTTTTGTCGCAAAATCTGATTATATCAAACCAACAACGCAATTAAGTGTAAGTGCAGCTAAAAACGCTACAACATTTCAAGTTTCAAATGTAAATGACGTTTCGAATTGGAAAGTTAATGATAATATACTATTTCTTCCAGAAAAAAACACTGAAGGATTTCAACCAATTTATAAAATAACTCAAAAAAATAATAATATTATAACAACAAATCCAATATTATCTGGATATAATTTAAATAATAAATTATCAGAAATAAATTCTGATGTAATCAATTTAGAATCTAATCTCATCATTAGATCCACTAAAGATTTTACAGAACAAGTTTTGTGGAATAACCAAAATAATGCACACTTATTTAAAACAGATTATCCAAGATATATTCGATCATTAGGAAAATCTAATATTGATATTGATAATGCTACTATTGCTAATTTAGGCTACTTAAAAAGAAATACTGGTTTATATAAACCTGATGATTGGTTACACAAAAATAGTTTTGGTTATTATGTAGAAGGAATATTTAACGAATTTCCACATTCAGGAGGATTTACTGCAAAATATGTTAGTGCATGGAGTGATGGTGGATTTTGGGGTCTTAGACAAGGAGATTTTGGTATTGGTATTGCTCAAAACAGAACAGTAGGCGTATTTTACCCATGGTATAATCTTAAAAATGGTTGTTCAAGAGCAGGAGAAACTGGCATAAGAGAATTTACTGTGCCAAATTTTTTATTACCTGATAGGTGGTGTGAATTTACATGGAATTTTAATAGGATATATAATGGGGCAGTGGATCTAACCATCACAATAAAAGATGCTGAAACTAACCAAGTATATTTAAGCTATAACAATCCAAGCATATTACATGGTTGTAGATCAGATGGAAGAGTAAACTTCTCCAGAGTTATAGGTTTTGATAGAGTTATAGGAGATCATCATGGTATGCTTGCTATATCAAACTTCGCGGAAACGTGGGGTATGAGTAACGATTTACAAATATCCTCGCCAATAATATATTCAAACAATTATAAAAATTCAAATATATCTATTAAAAATAGTAAAATTTTTTCAGTAGGGCATCCAGCGTCAATACCTCTAGGTAATATTGATTCAAATTTAATACAAACCGTAAGTGCTGATTCCATTTCATTAGAAAATAATATAATTTTAAATACACAAGTTTCAATTGATAATATTAGTGCATCATCTATCAATATAAAAAATAATACGTTTTTAAATTCAAAATTTAATATATCAAATGTATATTCAGACGCTTTAAATACAAATTATAATAATTTTATATTAAGAACGCATAAACCATTAACTCAACTTGATGCTATACAAATCAATATAACAAATACAAATATTGATGATGGAATTTTTACTACATCTAAAATATATTCATGCAAAGATAATACTGCAATAACATACATTCCAATAAATAAAGAAAATAATACATTAACACTAAGTGGATTGAAAATATATAACAATACATCATCCACACAAAAATCTATTATAATATCAGAGAATGCAAAAGCTGGTTATTACAAAGATCCAGTTAATGTAACAATGTCTAATTGTGATATAACTGGTGGGGTGGATTTAAATGTTTGCAACGGTATTATAGATATTAATAATACTATTATTAAACAAAATAATACTGGACATCACAATTTATTTTTAACTTTAAGCAATCAAAACACATCTGTAACTTTTGACAAACTAACTTGTTTTAGAACAGCAGTTGATTCTAATCCATCAGGTTTGAAAATAGTAAATAAAAACATACCATTCTCAAAACCTCCTAAAATTACACTTAAAAATTCGTTAATATATGGTGGATTTTCATATAATGGAGAATCTGGGATGACTGTAAATGCTATACCGAATTTACCACAAAATAAGGATTTATATTCAATAAATATTCATGATACACAAATACTAAATTCATATAGGTATTATAATAATAAAACAGATTATTTTAGTGCATCAATATGGTTAGAAAATATTTGGCCAACACAAGTAATTAATATATCAGCAATTACAGATAGTATAATATCTAGTAACGGTCTAGCAGAATCAATTAGATGTACCCACAAATCCGCAAATGCTACTGCTGGTAAAACAACGTACCCATTTGATTTAACGATAAGCAATTGCAATCTAAAATCAAAAATAAATTTAAATTATGAAAATAGCTTTCAAAATTTATTTGGATTAGATCCAAACTTAATATGCAATACATCAACTCAAAGAATATTATCAACAAATATAAGTGAATCAAATCATGCTATCGATTTGTATAATATTTCAAATCCAAGAATTAATTTCGTAATTGATGGATTGAATTATTCTCCAACAAATAAAACAACTGCTACTATTGCAGCACATACAACTACTATTGTCAACCCATTACAACCATTTAAAATCGATTTCATAAATTCAACATTAAGTGCTGGGCAATTAAGTTTAAATAATTTTTACGGAGATATTAAAAATAATGTTATAAGTTTATCAACGTTTGATAAACAATTTACTATTGGTGATGGACCAGTTTCTATTAAAAATAATAGAGCTTTAGTAAGCAATCTATCAACAGGAGACTTTATCAAACCAGATAATTCTTGCAATTATTCTTATAATATTAATGCTATAAACTCTTACTCTAAAGTTGAAATTAAAAGTGTATCATCATTCAGAATAGATAGTCCAAATCCTAATACAAATTCAATATACGATGAGTCAAAATGGGTTCCTTCTAAATTCGGCGTTGCATTAGCAACACAAGCTAGTGCTTATCAAGCTAGAACTGTAAATTCTGGAAATATAACATTAAGTTCATCAGCAGTTGGTGCTGCGTTCGCTACTTTCTCCTTAAAAAGTAAAGTAAACTTCTTGAGATTTATAGCAGAATCTCCGATAGGAATTTATGGAAAAATTTTCTTAAATGAAAAAATGATTTATTGTGGCAACATAATATCTTATCCATACTTTATCATTAATATGAGAGAATTTGAATGGGATAAGAAAGATACATTCCATTTTGTTCTATATTATTCAACAGCTAATACTAGTGTAATTTTAAGAGATTTTAGCTATTCTGATAATGGCGCAGAATTCGTTCCGTTTGGCGTATCTGATGTTGGATTCTATAATAATATTTCTCAAGATCTAATTACTAAATTTAAGACTATTCATCCCAGAAAAAATAACAAAGGCAATTATATAAATTTATCTGTTGATGAAACTATAGAATCGCCAGCATATGATATTGGTACAAGTGGAATCTCTACAACACCTTTACAACAGAATGTTGTTAAAACTGGTGCAAATATATCATTAGGTAAAATTGATTCGAAATATATAACTACAGGAACTACACTAGGCAACATTTTAGATGCTGCTAATAAACAATATCAATACTTCTATAATGGAGATATGACATTGTATAATGATGATAAGTTAATTAGTGCTGATTATGATGGTAACTTAGTAGATACTGGAGCACCATCAGAGAGAGTTGTTCCTAGAGTTTATTTAAATGGTGGTATGGATCACCCACATAGAACTAAGAGTTCACCAAAATATGTAGCACTAAATGCTGGTGATTATGCTAAAGTATTTGTTTTCGTATCTAAAACATCTAAATATTCTTTAAATCCAGCAAATGCTCCAAGATTAGTAGTAGCTAAGAATGTTGCATTAGGTATTAAAGAAGATACTATTTTAGATCAATTTACAGAAGACATGATGATTGATAGCGCATCTACAGATTGGGTTTTACTACAAGGTTCTACACCAGCTGTTACTAATGATGGAGTATTAGAATTCTATGTAGATTGCTGTGGTGATAACGTAAATGGTACTGGTTATATTAATGTTGATAGTTGGTCTGCTTCAACTGATAATAACATTGGTGAATATTGGTTCTCTGATGAAGGAGAAACTGATTGGAATGCTGTATAATAAAGATAAATAATATTATGGCATGGTATAAAGATCCAGATAGAAAAATAAGAGCCGATATTCCTCCTACTTCTAATACTGAAGTAAAAATATTAGGAACTATTGGACCAGTTATTAATATTAATGACGATAATTTCGTTCAACCTAAAAATATTGTTTCAACTACAGCTACAATTGTTGTTAGTTCTGGACCAGTTGTACCAATAGGTTCTAAAATTAGTCCAAAAAAAGATACTACAACTACTACACCAATATTAACATCTGCTCCTAGTCCTAAGCTTCCTGAAGCATTAAGACCACCTACTAGACCAGTTCCTCCACCTAAAGCAACTAAATCTTTTAGTGTACCTATTACAGCAACGTCTGCAAAGTTTTATTCTGTTAGATATGGTAAAACAACTACATCAACAATAACAGCATTATCAACATACGATTATAACACTTAAAAATTATGGCTAATAGAAACCCAAACGGAACACAAAAATATTGGTACGAAGGTCAAGGTGCTGTAACAATTGATAACCATCTTACTAGTGGAAATAATTACATTGGTACAAACTCATTTTGGTATCAAGGAAGAGTTACAGGATTCCTTCAAGGTGGTGAAGGTAATGTAGGTATATCACCATTAAACTTAGATAGAGATCCCAAATTAACTGGTGGAACTGGTAAAGCCAGAGCATTCGGTATTTTAATTGGGTTCTAAAAAAATTAACCCCCTTCAACAAAAGTTGAAGGGGGTTTTTTGTGTCTATTTTTAGACTGTTTTAGTGCAATTCAATGTTACTGAGGCATTTCTAGTAAGTATAAATCCTGTATTATTATCTGCTCTAGTAGCAATAAATTTAAGTATTGTTCCGGGATTTAATGTAGTTTTCCATCCAGTAGTATTAGGATCACTCTTACTGACATTAACTCCAGTTAATGTTGGATATACTGCTGCATTATTAGTAGAAGAACATATTGTAACGAATGTTGGATATGATGCATTAGAAGAAGACAATATATCAATTTTCATAATTGCATCTTGACCGGGATCTACAACACCATATACACTACATGAATTAATTTTTACTTTAGATGGTATTGAAACGATACCATTAGATCCACTAAATATAAATCTACCTGAACCATCAAAAATAAAGTTAATACTTACATCTTGAGAACTATTACTTTGGAAATAGTTTACAGTACGATCATAATCAGCTTTATTAAGTTGATATAAAGCATCTTTACCAATACTTGCCGAAGTTGTTGCAATTAAATTATATGCAGCTATGTTATTAGCAGATTGAGATTGAACTACACTTCTCACTTCATCTAGAGTTTTAATAGATTGTAACCCAGTTGAAATAGCTGCCGAATTATTAGTTAAATATGTAACAGTTTGATCATATTTTGGTTTATCACTTAGTAAACCATTAAGATTCGCACTTGCACCAGTTAGATATGTAAATGTCGATTCATATTTTCCTGAATTAGCTCTGAACACTGTAAATTCTGGAGGAATATTACCAAAAATTGTACCACTAGCAGAAATATTACCATTAACAGTTAATGCTTCATTTGGATTACTAGTATTGATACCAACTCTACCAGAGTTAACAACCATTATGGCATTTTGGCCACTATTAGTTGTAAATTTAGCTAATGAACCTTGATTTAAAGTTTTATCAACAGTCATTGCATCTAATGCACCAATATTAACAATATTAAATGCAGATGTAGCAACTAAGTTTGCATTAATTTGAGTAGTTGTACCTTGAGCAGTTAAGCTACCAGCAACTACTAAATCTCCACAAACTGTCATATTAAATGAAGTGAAGTTCAAATCAGAACCACCACTTAACCATCTACCAGAATTTGATGCAATAATACTTGCTCCAGAATCCCAAATAGCTGAATTTGCAACAACAAAGTTTCTCGCATCATCCCAAGAACCAGATGCAGTACTCAATGTACTTACAGCAGCATCATAAATTGGTGTCTTATAGGTTAATGAACCCCATGATGCTGAATTAGTTTGAACTACTGAATATGTATCTTCCCATTTAGCAGAATTTGATGCTATAGAAGATCTTAATTCAGACACATTCCAATTAGCAGAGTTGCTAGATACTGTTGATGTTACACTATCCCATACAGGTCTTTTAAGTTCAAATGCTGAACTTAATGAATTAATTCTAGAAAATGTATTATCCCAATTAGCAGAATTTGATGCTAATAAATTATTAGTAGAATTCCAAACAGAAGAATTGCTCTGAACATTTGTTCTTACATTATTTACAACAGGAATTGTAGCATCCCAAGAAGCTGATTTAGATGCAACTAAAGCATTTGTAGAGTCATAAACAGGTATTTTAGAATGCAATTCATCCCAATTTGCACTATTTGCTTCTACAACTGAAGATGTATCATTATAACGATCAATATCTAATCCATCCAATTTAGTACTATTAGCTTGTACGAATGTATATGAATCATCCCATGTTGAACTCGCAGCAGCTATTCTACTAACTTTTAATCCCAAATCATCAATATTATCTACAATATATTGAGGCAATTCTCTAACAATACCACCAGTTAGAGTTAATGTAATAGCAGCACTCGTATCATTTTGCCCATCAGTTACATAATAATTGAAAGTTTCTACAGCATCAACGCCTTTAGGAACAATGTAAATTATATTATCAGAATATGTTATGAATGCTGAAGGAATACTCTCAACTCTACTTATTTTAAGTGGTTCTAGTAAATTATCAGCATCACTAATATAATCAGTAACATCAATCTGGATTGCTAAATCTCTAGCATACGCAGTTAAAGCTATGTTATTAGCTGTTGGTACTAAGTTAGGTATTTCTACATTAATAGTCTGTGTTTCAGTTAATCCTGATTGAAGATTAATTCTACTGATTACATAACTATCTCTTCCGAAAAATCCTTGATTTGGTGTATATACATATTTGTATCCGTTCCAAGAAACTTTCCCATTCTTTGGTTGTATTATTAAATTTTCTCCTGCCATATTATTATTTAGGTTAATCTACTAGTGTTAATTACAACTAAAACATCTTTAGCCATTGTATTAGATTTAATATCAATTCTAATAGTAGTTTTACCATTTAATGTTGTAATCCAGTTGTTTAAAATATTATCTGTCTTTTTAATTTCACCATTTAAAACTATTGGTGATGCTCCTATAGTTTTATTAATTAAAGTTTGAGCTTGATTTGGAAAATCAATTACACCATTTATACATGATAATACATCTACTTCTAAACTTGTAGATACATCAGCATATACAGAAACTTCATTTATTTTACAAGCTTGAGGTATATAAACTAATCCATTAACAGTTGTTCCAGTAACATTGTTAAATTGATAAAAATAATCAGTATTATTATATCCAGCTTCTGTTGTCGCATTAACAAATGTTACAGCATCATTTAAACTATTAGCCTTAACTCTGAAATCAGCATCTTTATCCATTACAGCACTAATAGTACTTAAAGTAGCCATTGTGATAGCACCAATTGCTGATAATCTTGGAGTTGTAACACTTGTAGGTTCATATGCCATGACACCAACAGTTAATAATTGTCTATTCAATATACTATTATCTTTAATTTCATTAGATTGTAATGCCAACAATGATACATTAGATGCTGTTAATGTATGATAATCTGTTCTTAAACTACTAGATACTGGTCTGAAATAAGATGTATCATACAATGCTTTACCTTTAATAATTCTGAAATCTGCAAGATATCCTTTAAACCTTTCAGGTGTTGCTGTATCTATAACCAATCCGGTAGAAGTATTAGCTCCGATAAACAGATTTCCACTAGTAGTACTAAACAATTGCGTAGTAAGGAGTTTTGAATAAGTAATAGAACCATTCAAATATGCTCTCAATAAATTTCCCTTTTTAGTTAATGCAAAATGATACCATATATTACTTAATAATGTTGGAGTAGCAGCTTCACCATTTATTACATCTGGAGTAGCTCCATTATCATCTAAATAAATTTTAATTAGACTAGAATTTAATATTATAGCAAGAGTTCCAAAATTTGCTCGATCTAAAAGAGTTTGAGTAGTAGATATTAAATCACTTCTAAACCAAAACTCCACAGTCCAATCTGTAGGTCCACCCAAATTCAATGCTTGTGTGATTGGAACACTCATATGTGATGTTGTACCATCAAAACGAATGCTCTTACAACCAGCATATGGAACAACTATAGAATTTGATGATATATTACCAACTAATGTTATAGGATGTTTTCTAAAACTCTTATCTTTTGCTATTGTATCTTCACCATTTAAAAGTAAAGATACATCATTATAATACAAAGGAACCGTTTCTATAAATGAATCATTTAAAAATTTATTAGGATTCGGTGTAAAATTGGTTGTATATAATGCTTGACCATTTGTAATTTTTAAATTAGATATAGCTCCTTTGAAATATCTTGTATTAGCTAATGTAGGTGGATCAAAAGCACCAATTACAGTTTTTGGGGATGTAGCTATTGATACTGTATTCAATAATGCAGCTGTTCCCTTACGAATACCATCAACATAATATTCTACATTTTGAGTAGTAGTATTTCTAACATAAGCTACATGATGCCATCTATTAGCACTCATACCATGTAAACATGTTGCTAATGGTGTTGCACCATTAGCAGTTGAGCAAAACATAGTAGATGCACCAATTACGAATGAAATTCCATTAGAACCAACTAATGTATAAGAAGATACATTATAAAGATTTGTTGTACTAGTTGGAAGTGTTGGCATTTTAATCCATGCTTCAACTGTAAAAGCATTGGTTTTAAAATCTACAATATCTCCAGCACCAGACAAATAATTTCCACCAGTTAATGTTAATCCTAATACTGATCCACCAGAAGATGATTGAGTAAATGCATTAAATGCTGAATAATCAGGAGCAAGCAATCTTGAAATATCTCCAGAATTTATTCTTACATAATCATAAGCATTATCATAAGATGGTAAAGATAATCTAATTGTATTAAATGTTGCAGAATTTGCAGTAAAATATGTAAATGTGTTTTCGTATCTAGATGAAACACTTTTATACAATGTCATCTGATCTCCAATAGTATCAGGATATATCTTACCACTAGCTGAAATGTTACCAACTATAGTTAATGTTTCAGAATCTAATGTTGGATCAATATTAATACCAACTTTACCAAAACTCTTTACATAAAGAGTATTACCTAATCTAAGTACATTACCTAAACCAGTTTTATCTACTGTAAATGCATCATTAGTACCAGTGTTTTTAATTTCAAATGAACAAAGTGTATTTAAAGTAGTATCAATTTGAGTTTTTGGTCCTAAAACTCTCAAATTATTTCTTATAATAAGATCATTATAAACATCTAAATTTCTAGAAACAACATTTTGTGTTCCTGCTCCAGATAATGCTCTAGCACTAATGGAAGAAATTGATGAATTACTAGCCCAATATGCATTCTTAGTTGTAGTAAGAGTATTAAGAGCAAGAATGGTTGAAGATAATGTTGAAACCGTATTTACAAATGAATCATATTTTCTGGTTTGGAAAACATCAAATCCGAAATCTTTTCTTTTAGTAGTTACAGTATTAGTAACATCTTCCCATTTAGAGGACAAACTACCATAAGTATTGCTAAATGCAGTCGGATCAAATGTTGAAGATAAAGTATTTATAAATGCATATACATCATCATACTTAGAAGTATTTGACGAATATAATGTATCTAATCTATTATAAAGTGGAATATTATCATTCCAAGAAAAATACTTCTCATTTAAAAGTAATGTATTACTTTGCCATACAGCAGTTAATGGAGATATTAATGCTTCTAAATTAGTAGCATCTACTCTAACAGAATCCCATGATGCTGAATATGTTTCAATTAAAGAAGTTAATCCAGAATATATTGGATCTTTTTGATAGCTAGTAATTAAAAACGCATCATTAGCTTCTACATAATCAAAAGCAGCATTATATTTTTCAGTATTTAAAGTTAACCATTCTGCTGATATAGAAGAGATAGCAGTTGTAGCAGCATTCCAATTTCCTGATGTTGGTGGAACGATTGCAAATCTATCTACAATAGATTTTAAATATGCTACATAATCTGTAATTTTACTTCCTAGAAATACTGGAGAAACATATTTTATCTTTAATACACCTTCAGTTAAATACTGACCATCTGTTACTGTATATGATAATTCATCTAAAGCATCTAGAGCATTATTGGCTTCGTATGTAAATGTATCTTGATTATCATTAATTGTAATCTTACCATTCTTTGGCGTAGAAATGTATAGAATTTTAAGATTTGCTAATGAAATATAATCATCTACAACCAGATCCCTGACAGAGATTGTGTATTTAGATCTAGGGTCAACTAAAAATAATGGATTAACTGAAAATGGAACTTGGTTTTTAGGGTTATAATACTCCGTAATACCCTTAGAAACTACTCCATCGACATTTAGTGCATATAACCAACTATCCGTAGTATTTTCTGGATAATTAGTGTTTGGAGTATAAACCCACTTAACACCATTCCAAGCTACGGTTCCGTACTTAGGAGGTTCAATTAATTTAACTTCTAACGCCATTCAAATATTTATCTAAATGGCGTTAGAGAAATGTCTATTTACGTTTTTTCTTAGATAGATTTCTAATTTTACAAGCGCAATTCGTGTATAGATTACACAAATCACAAGTACTATCAGCATCTAGAAATAAATCAGGTCTAAGACAAGCATCTTGAGTCAACTTTTTAAGTTCATCAATGTCTTTATTTAAGTCAATAGGGACTCTTGTATAAGTAAACTGAAATGCTTTAGCTGCTGTAACTAAGTCATCAAGTTTAGCTCTACGTTTATCTGAGTTATACTTCCTCTTCGAACTTGTCGTGTTTTCCTCGTTTTCTGAATTCATATGTTCCATAATCTTCAAAATCATCCTCAAAAAATTCCTCTTCAGAAGAAGTTTTCTCAGAAGGAACACAATAATAATCATCTTCTACAGGAAAGCAAGAACCAAAATCGTTAAATTTATCTACGCTGGTAATAATACTTTCAATTGTTTCTGGATTCGTCCAGCAATTCTCATAAAATGATTCACCCCTACCAACTGCTTCATAACAAAAATGAATATATTGATTACCCTTTACAGCATAAATCTCTTTATATAAAGATAATGCTAATTTATCACAGATATCTTTATAAGTTCCTGCTAGGGTTGGTGACAATCTCTTCAGAATCAACTGCTTAGTTGCTAGTGAAGCCTTTTTTGATGAATCAAAACTTAATGAATCAACGAAAATCCAAAAGTTTTGGACTGTTTCTTTACCGTGTTTATTAATGATGTTAGACTGCATTTTGTTTACTATCGGTTTTTAGTTTATAATCTTCGAATATTTGTTTTACTGATGGTTTTATATATGAAGCCGCAATTTCTTGCCAAAAAGTTTTTCCTTCAAAAGATCTATAATATAGAATCTTCAATCCAGAACACTTTTTTCCAGACATGAGTTCATACATATAAGCATACACAGACAATTGTATGGTATAAGTATTAAACTCACATTCCGAAAGGAAATCTAACGGTTCATAAAAATAGTTATTGTACTTACTACTAAAATTAAAGGCTTTATTTGTCTTAAAATCTAAAATATGAAAAAAATTTCCATTGGTTACTACCATATCAGCAGTACCAGCTATTTTATAATCATGGTTATGTAAAATTTTTTCACTTTCAACAATAGATTTATTATTGATAATATAAGACGTTTTACTAATAAATGATTGAGCAAGCTTTTCGTATCCCTTTTGTACTTTATTATGTTTCAAGAACTCTTCCATAATCAAATGGATCTTAGTTCCTTTCTGTTGAGCAGTTACTGTAAGGTCTTTCCAACGATTTAAGATCTCATCTTGAGAAACAGCTTCTCTTTGAGCTACTCTTTTACTATGAAGATCACTATCAAAAGGCTTTTTATATGTTGAAATCAATTTACTTACAGATGTATACTTCTCACCTGTATCAGTATTTGTGTAAATATGACTTTCTTCGTCTAAGACAATAGGCATAATACGATAATAAGAAATTTTTTGTCAAAAGTCAACGCATTTTATCTAGCCTTTCTCAAAGGAGTCAGATATTCTTTCAATTTGTTAAAATATGTGTATGGTTCTGGTGCTTTAACACTTTTACAACTGGAGGTATCATCACCACTTGCCTGAGGTGTTATATAATAAGATCCATCTAACATTTTAATAATATTAGTATATGCTGTAGGAGTGACAACTTTATCACCTCCAACAAGCGGATATGTTTTAATACTACCTAATGATGTTGACAGATAACCTCCACAATTTCCTACTATTAATCTTTTGTTTGTTAACAATACTAAATTAAATTCTTGAGACATCCCAGATTTATAATATTCATCTGGATCAGTTAATGTTAATTGTGAAATTTTACTTCCAACTCCTGTTATTTTAAATGCACCATTCAATTTAAATTGATATATATTTTTTAAATCATTTTTAAAACAAACAACTTTTGTTGCTGGATTATCTCCAACAGCACAAAATTGTACATCTTCATGTTTTATATTAGGTATTAATAAACTTCCAGTAGCAGTTTCATTAGTTCCACTATCAACCCCGTCTTTATAACTACTTTTCATCCAAGCTTGGCGCATAGATCCATCTTTCATAGCTAAAATACAATCGCATCTATGTGCTTGATTTTTAGTCATTAAATATTCAGCATCACTTAAAAGTATTTTTCCTTCCACTCTAGTTGCAGTATTAATTATAACTACGCTACCATCTTTAAATAAAAAAAGTTGTTCTCCAGCAGTTCCATATATACTAGGAGTAAATGTATCAGCAACTTTATTCCAATTATCTTTCAAATATGGATATACATAACTTTTACCAGAAATATCAACTGTACCATCTCTAAACATTATGCATTTATTATTATTACCCAAGACAACTCTTAATACATTATCCAAATAATTATAATTTTGCCCATCAATTACAATTTTTTTAATTTTAGTATCATCCTTTAATTGATTTTTAACTTCAGTCAAAATACCATCACTAAAATATGCAGAAGAACCATCCATAAACGTATATTGTCTATTTCTGTAGCCACCTTCTCCTTCTACATCAAACAAATTCAATACATCTCGTTTTTCTACGATAGGAACATCTCGTAATGTAAATACTCCAAACATATTTTATTGAACTAAATCTCCTGTAACCCAAAGAGTAGAAGCATCTAGCATACAAACATTAATTTGTGCATACTTTCTTCTACTAGTAAATTTTTGATCGGTATTTGCTAATGTTGTATCTGTCTCTGTAGTAATAACTTTTACTTGTCTATCACCACCTTGAATAATTATACAGTTAAATCCAGTAACTAATCTGGCTTTACTAATCTTAATTTGTATTTTTTCCGTACCTGTACCAGCTTCTTTACTACAAACTAGTACACAACCATTATGAATATTAGCATCTAACTCAACTAAATCTAAATCAGAATTAATTACTTTAGCAGAAAAGTTTGTTAATTGTTTACTATTTAAATTAGTATCACCTTTAACTGATAATTCTTCACCAGAAATTTCAACTTTACCTTTAGCTGTAAGACCTAATACAACAGTGTCTTGAAGTTCAGTTAAACCAGAAAGTACATTTAATGAAGTTGTACTAACGCCATTAGAATCTATAACTAATGGTCCACTCATTGTATCTCCTTCCTTTTTAACGAAACTTCCAGTACCAGCAACAACTCCATCAATTAAATTTTTTAATTTACTTTCTAAAGCATTAGTAATATCTTTAACATCACCAAGATTTGTGGCATCATTATCGTCTACAGCATCTTTAAGATTTTTAATAGCATGAAAATCCATGTCTAAATCTCCAGAAAGTTTAGCATCAGATTTTAATACAAATTCATTTTTATCAAATATTAAACAATAATCATTTACAGATGCTGAATTAGCTGCGCCAGTTAATGAATATAAACGAGAAGTTGTATAATTATACAACATATCATATTTCTCAACATAATGAGCATGAGAAATACTAGGAACAACATGAGTTAAATTTCCCACAACACTACCACCAACTATTCTTTGACCGCCAACAGAACCACCAACATATAATCTTCTAGAATCAGTAGAATATATTAACTCACCTTCATTATACTCTAAAGATGTACGTTCGCTATCATAGCCTCTCCTAACTTGAATAACGGCATTAACTTTATTTGTATTATCAAAAGGATTGTTTGGCATATACTTATTTATATATTAATCCATAATATAAACACTAGGAACTACAACCTTTTCGGTTCCTACTTTTTGATTGAAATTGTAAAAGCCACCAACATTTTGATTCCAACCAGACATAAATAAATGTCCTTGTTTATCAATAACTTTTTGAGCCATTTCAGAACCATAACCACACAAATCTAAATCTACAGCTAGTGCTCTATTACCACTAGTAGCAGGAGTATCATTAAAATTTTTAATTACCTTTGTAGGATCTGGTCCAAAATATGGGTGTTTTGTAAAAACTTTAATTATATTTTGCCCTTCAAATCCTAATGCATATGTTTGATTATAACCAGCTGAATAAACATTCCCAAAATTAGTACACATCACAAAAGCTCCATTAATAATTGCGTGATTACCACCACCATTAACGTTTGTAATAATTTCACCAGTATCAAAACTTATAGTAAGAAGTTGTGGAGAATTTTTATTAACTGAATCATTTGTTCCTAATTGACCCCACTGATTATTACCCCACGTATAAACTTTCCTTTCTTTGTTATTAATTGCCATTAAACTACACCCACCACAAGCACCACATATTTTATCTATTCCAGATAATGTTGAAATCTTAGTAGCTACATTAACTGTATATGTAGTGCCTTGACCTAAACCAAGTTGACCATAATTATTTTTACCTGTTGAATATACTTCACCATCTTTAGTTAAAAATATAGTACATTGATGCGAATTTCCTGCAACACCTCCCCAAGGAGTTCCAGCACCCGCTCCAGCAGTAGTTATGAAATTACTAGTAATAATATCTACAACTCCACTCAAAGGTATGTTATCACTTGTAATAACTTGGCTCCAACCACTATTTAAAGTATAATTAGTAGAACCAGTTCCTAATACACCATCAGTATTATAACCAGTAGCGTATACTGTACCATCCTTTTTTAATACAAAAGCTTTACCCTTTTGCTGTGGAGCATTCCCATAAACCATTTTAACATCATCAATATTTAAATAAGTAAAATTAGCTTTGTTACCCGCAACACCAAATCCACCATAATCATTACCTCTACCATATAATTTACCATCCTTTATTGTAAGTAAATAAGAATTTCCACCATATTGATCTCCAGCACAAGTTATAATATCATAATAATCTACGTTAGAATCAACTAAATTAAAATAATCTGTTCTTGCACCAATAATATTTCCCGGATTTCCACCACATCCATATAAGTAACCAGTTTCAGTTAAATATAATGAAGTATTACCATTAGATGTCAATTTTTTGATATTACCCTTTTCTTCTTTACCAGTAATAGCATCTTTAACTCTTTTAACATTAGATAATCTAGGTTTAGCACTCCCTCCAGAAAATCCTTTAACAAAACCGTCATTTCCGGAGCTACCCCAAGCTATAATTGATAATCTAGTTTTTGATACACCCATTGTATAGTGATTGCCCGACAATTCTCCTAAAGGATAAGCCATCATTACTGGACGATCCTTTTCAAACTCTTCTACAGCAGCAACAAATTCTTCACTATATTTTCTTAATATTGGGAGACCAAACATATTATTAACTTGTTAAATCGCCAGATAGTAAATACACAGAATCTTTTACACACACAATATTAGCAATCCCATATTGACTTCTAATAATACTTCTACCATCAACTTGAGAAACTAGAACACTAGTATTTTCTGGAATAATATAAACCAGATTAGGTGACATCTGAATAAACATTGCATTAAATCCAACTGAAAGTTTTGGAACCTTTATTTGAACATTGGAATTATCAGTACTATAATTACTACAAATTATACAACCATTGTCTTCTTGAGTTAATGTATAATCTTTTACAGAAATATTTTTAATTTTAGGCGAAAATCTTTCTATTAAATTATCATTTAATGTTAAATTCTTTTTTAAATCTAATGCTACTGTATCAGAAGTTTGAATGGTTAATTTACCAGTCATTGTATCTCCAGCCTTTTTAACAAATTTATCATCAAGTCCAGATGTTAAAGTATTAAATTTAGAATTAAATTCTCCTAATTTAGTATCAAAGAATCCTAATGTTACTGGATGTTTTGAATTAGTAGGATCTTTTAGATTTATTATGTTCCATTTACCATCCATGTCTATATCACCTTCTATTTTCCCACCACTTTTAGGATAAAAATATAAGGCACTAGATTTTACACTAAATAATCCATTTGAATTTATTTCAATAGTATTATTGTCTGGAAGTTGACTCAATCTAGTATAAGAATTAATCCCTACTGGATCTGCTCCAGTTAAAGCATATAATAAACTATTACTAGTATTAAACCAAAGATCACCTTGAGTTAAATTAGTTAAAGAATTAATATTATCACTAAAAAATGTTTTATTACCAACTAAATTTCCACCAGTCGTAACACCATCACCAACATAAACTCTTTTCTTAGTAGTAGAATATACAATTTCACCTTCTTGAACAGAAGTAGCAAGCCGTTCGGCTTCTGAGCCTCGGCGTAACTTAATTACTGCTTTAATTTGTTCTGCCATAAATTTTTAAGATACGAATACTTCAACAGGAAACATATAGTTTTCTTGTCTAGCTCCGAATGTAGATGAATTTCCATTAATACCAAAACTAAATATTCTATTGTTTTCAACTAAAAATGTTGTAGCCATATGATTATAATGAGTTTTATAATCTCCACTATATCCTGAATGCAGAACCATATCTTCCACAGAATTTATTGGCATTTTAATAAATGTTGATGAATAATTATCTGCATAACTTACATAATCAGGAATATAATATCCACACATCCAAACATTTTTATTTACATCTATACAACCAAAAGCACTAGAATTACTATATCCACCAGAAGAATATAATTTTTGTATTCTAACTGTTGCAACTTTACCACCAACTTTATATGGAGTTGTTTGTACTGCTGTAGTTCCATTACCTATCAATCCATAAGAATTACAACCCCAAGTATAAATTCTACCATCTTCATCTAATGCCATATAAGAAACATTAGTCGAATATCCAGTTCCAACCATGGAAACTATTTTTTTATTATCTTGTATTGTTGCTTGGCTGTAATGGTTTTTATTGGTTTTATCACCCAAACCTAAATTACCATTACCATTTATCCCACAAGTATAAATTTTACCATCGTTAGATACACAAGCTCCTTGATATATATTAGGCCAATTTCCTTTAACAATAAATTTAATATTAGTTATAGGATTATTAGAACTATCTTTACATTGAGTTAATGTAGTTCTTTCAGTATTATCATTAACACCTAATTGTCCGTGATAGTTATATCCAGTAGCCCATAATGTACCATCAGTAAATAATACTTTCATGTTACATCTAGCTTCATCATTAGCAGACATTACTACTTGTTTAACATCTTTTGTTTTAACACTTTCTACTAATGTTGGAGTAGTTATAGCATTCTTATGTCCATGACCACATTCACCAGCAACATTTACACCCCAAGTATATAATTTATTATCAATTGAAATGCCAGCAAAAGAAATACGTCTACTATTATTATCAGCAGCAAAATCTATATCTTTAAATTTTATAGATGTATTTATTTTCACAAAACCTGCCGTTTTAAGACCTTTAGGTATACCAACGTAATCAATAGTATAAGCATAACCACAAATCCACAAACTACCATCACTCATTAAAGCAATTTTCCAATAATTACTAGCGATAACTTTAGTAATTTTAATATTTCTATTTTCAAACAAAAAATTATCTTCAAACCTTGCTCTTTGAGGTGGCCAAATATCATTAGCTTTAGGATCAAAATTATTTTCAAAATTATTCCCCCAAACAACTATAGCTGGATCGGATGTAACAATCATCCTTTCATTTATACACAAATAATCTTGAACCAAACCTAAAATTATTGGTCTTCTAACAACATCAACAATTTTGTCAGTAGTTTTTAATGTGTTAATTTCAGTTGTTGTAGTATTAACTACTGGAGTTTCAGGTTTATCTATTTGTACTTTTAATAATTGATTTTGTTGTACTGCACTGACTTGTGTTCCAATAATTTCTAATGCTCTAACATCACTATAAAGTGTATCACCAACTTTAACAGTAATACCATTAGAAGTTGTTATAGATGGATTAGTTATAATAGAAGATATTTTAACTTGAGCATACCGTATACATGCTAATAATGCTATATTTTTTGGACGAGTTTCACTTCCACCAGTTAATTGAGTACTAGCTATTATTCCTGTCGATCCATCATTATTAGCCACATCAAGTTTTCCTTCTTCATCCCCAGAAGAAGATCCACCAGTATCTACTATATCATGTTTATGACTTTTAAAATCATCTTCTTGGTAACTTCCAAATTCTCTTCCAGCATCATCTCCACTATTTTCATCTTGCCAAGACCTTATAAATCTACCTCTTAAATCTGGTATTCTAAATTTTGTATTATCTGTATCAGTAGGTCTATTAAAAGTAGTTCCTATAGCATCAAATAATGCATTATATAATTCACCTTTAGTTAATAAATCTCCATTACAAACTAACCAACCTTCTGGTGGAGTACTTCTAGCAAAAAAAGCTATTTGTCCTACTGGAATATCTGATGGATTATTTTCTACTACAGAATTATATATATATGATGATAAAACTGATACTTGAACCCTCAATGTACTAGAATCTTGTACTATTAATGTACTAGCACTACCCTTCAATGGTACTGAAGGAGCATTCAACAAAGGAATCTGATCTATTTTTACATCATCTGACATATTTGTATTTAATATTAAATCTTAATTTCTACTGGGAATGATACGTTATTAGAAACCTCTCCAGCAGCACCACCAACACCAAATGAAAAAAGTTTATTATTTTCAGTTAAAAACAATCCAGCATAAAAATGCCCACCTGAAACATTACCTCTATAAGCACCATCGACCAATGCGACATCCACTACCTTTTCAGGTATTTGTATTCTAGTATAAGTTGTACAAGCTTTAGTAAGTAAATACTCATTTGAAAGGCTAGGAACGCTATAACCAGTCATATACACCTTTCCATTTACATCCAAACACGCAAATGCTCTTCCAGATCCCCAAGCATCTTGACCAAATATTTTTTGTATAACTATACCCTTCATGCTATCTATTAATTTAGGAGAAACAGTATCAGTCGTATCTCCATGACCCAATTGACCATAGTGATTTCTACCCCAAGAATACATTTTACCTGATTCACCCAACACTAAATAATTTGTTCCATAAGCATAATAAGTATTATCATCTCCTCTTTGTTTATCTAACCAACCACCAGCAGTTACAACCTGTTTTACTTTTTCTGGAATATTAACTTTTATAAAATAACTAGAATTTGTTTTAGTTCCATCTCCTAGATTTCCTACACCATTATAACCACAAACAAACAATTCATCTGATGTACTAATATATGCACTATTAAAATTATTCCCATTTCCAGTCCCAACAATTTTTTTTGCATCTGAAACTAATGTTGTACTATTTTTTTTGCATTGAATCAATTTATTTTGCTGCGTTGTATTTCCAATACCTAATTGTCCTACTTCATTAGCTCCACAAGAATACAATGTGTTATCATCATATAGTACCAATAATTTCGCTGCAAGATCATTAGAAGAAAATACAACTTCTTTAACTTTTTTTGTTGAATTATCAGATACTAATGTGGGAGAAGTAATACCCGTAGTTGAATTTTGCGCTAATTGACCTGTATTATTAACACCCCAAGTATACAATTTTCTAGTTGTACGTTCTATCGCAGCAAATGAAATATTCTGAACGTTATTATCTACAGCAACATCAAAATCATCAAATTTAATATTTGTTTCAAGTTTTATATATCTTCTAGTATAAGTATTCGATTTTCCAAATCCCGTTAATCCATCAGCATATAAATATCCATTTAACCACAATGTTCCATCACTTAATAATAAAACTTGATAATATATACTAATTATAGATTTAACTATTCTCAAATTTGGATTATCAATCAAATATGAGTTATCAAAAGTATATCTCATTGGTGGCCAATTATTTATTGAATTTACATCTAAATTTAACCACGTTGTATGTTGCCCCCAACCAAATAAAGATGGTTCGTCTGTAATTACGGATCTAATCCAATAAGAATTTTTAAAAACGGGAAATCCTAATATAGTAGGACGACCACCAGAACCAGAACTTTTTACATTTATAGTTCCTACATCACCAGTTTTAGATACATCTACATTACCTGTAAATTTAAGCTCTGTAACTGAACCCACACTACCAGAATCTTTAGATATATCTATACCAGTAAATGTAGATGAAGATGATCCTGATGTTACTGGTGTAGCTGGACCTTTAGCAGCAGAATATTTAATACATGGTAATAATGCAACATTTTTAGGACGAGTTTCCAAACCTCCAGTGTATTGAGTATAAGCCACCTTTCCTGTCGATACATTACCTTCTCCTCCAATATCCATAAAACCATCTGCATCATTATCGCCACCATTATCTACTATATCATGTCTGTGCTTCTCAATACTATCTTCTTGTATACTACCTAATTTTCTTGTAGTATCTTCATCAACATTAGCACCATTATCTAATCCTCTAATAAAATAACCTCTTAAATCAGGAGCATAAAAATACTTACTTTTATCTACTAATGGATTTAAAATATCTGTAAATGTATGACCAATTACTTTATATAATTCATTATACTCTCCGACAATATTCAACTTACTACCATTACATTCTATCCAACCATTAGGTGCTACTGTTGTAGCAAAAAAAGATACTTGCCCAACTGGAGTATCTGAAGGAACAGAATTTGCTATAATAGAAGAAAGTGCTTGCATAGTCACTCTTCTTGTTTGTAAATCCTGCACAACAATAGTTGTAGCATCCCCCTTTAATGGGGCTGTCAAAGGAAGTATTTCATCTACTCTAATATCAGGCATAAAATCTATTTATTAAAAAATTAACTAATTGAAATACCTTCAGATAAAATATTATCTCCTTCAGAAGTATCAATTGGTATACCATCAGTAGTTAATAACCTACCAACCACATCAACAACTTCATCTCTCAGAGTTATTGTAGAACTTGCTGCTACAACCGTACCATCAGCATTTTTTAATAACAATCTAGCAGATTCAACTTCTGCTGGTATTGTATCAATCGCAAATGAAACATTTATAGTTCCTTTATTACCATTAATTGTAACTTCACCAGTATATATATTTCCTAAAATATCTGGGGCCGTTATTGTACCTAAAATCTCCCAATATAATACAGTTCCATCTGGTACATTAACAGTATCTACCAAGAAAACAGCAGTATCACCTTCTGAATATATATTTTTATTATTTTGAAGTAATATGTTATATGTCTTCTTAAGTTTATTATCATCAAATTTAAGACAATTATCTCCAATCTCTTCTAACATTCTTTTTAATGATAATAACAAATCATACAATTCTTTATATTTTTTATCAATATATATTTTAGGAATAGCATCCTTATTTTGCTCTGGCCATGGAACATCAATAACTTTATTATTATTCATATTGATAGTACCAAACATAGTTCCTCCAGATAATGGAAGAAAATTCTCAAAAATCTGAAATAAACCTCTACAACCAATTAATATTGGTACTAATTGTCTATTACCATCTATAATATATGTAACATCTTTTCTTTGATTATAAATTAAATCGCCAGTTTCCATATTAGCATCAGCAATTGTACTATCCATTACTGTGACAATATTCTTATTTGATACTAAAATTCCACCTAAAGTTTTTCCATCACCAACATACATCCTCTTTGTATCTGTAGTATAAAGAAGTTCACCTTCATCAAAGATTATAGTTTTCCTACAATCATTTGTACCTCTTCTAACCTTAATCTTCCCTATTCTACGATCAATCATATATTTTATTTAGGTTACACGTATTTGCTAATACTACCTAAAACTAGATAATCATTTGCTGTAGCACCAGAACCAGATCTAATTATTTTAAACTCATATAAATTAAATGAATTTGGATATGCTGTTAAATTATCTGTAGATGATACTAAAGCATCCTTCCATTTAATATCCATTTTAACTCCATCAATATTAAACTCTGTAAGATTTCTTCCAACTACCATGTTTAGCACTAAACTCAAATCCATAGATTTTCCGATAGCTAAAACTGATGACAATGACTGTGATGTAGATGCTGAAACATTAACAATGTAATCTCCAGTTGGAGGTAATTGATAATATAAGAAATTATTTGTTAATAAATTTGCTTGAATATTTACTGGAACATTAACAATGATATTTACATCAGATTTATATGTTTTAATTTCATCACGAACTTCATTTAATGTTACTGAAGTTGGGAATGTGATATATTCAAATCTATTTGTATCACTATTAAATCTAAATGTTTGATTATTACTTGGAGCAACATTTGTAACTGATATTCCTTGAATTTTAGTTACAGTAGAACTTAATACTGCACCAGAACCTGTAACAAGAATATCTCCTGTTAAGGTTATTGTAGATGAACTAGGTGTCCAAGCAGTAAGTGCATCACTCCACATCATTACCTGCCCATCAACTGGTTGGGTTTCATCTATAGGATAACCTCTTAATGCTATAACAGTACCATTAATTTCATTTATTCCTTCTCCTTGTAAATCTCCAATTAAAGTTATTGTATCTGAAGGTTCTTTGATTTTAAAAATATTCAATTCTCCAGATTCATCCAATGTAGCACTTAATCCACTACCAATACTAAAATAACTAATATCTTGAATATCAGATTCTCTTATTTTAGCTTTTTGTTTAATAAAAATATTTGGAGAAACCGATTTCCAACCATTATCATAAATTAAAACATCACCATTATCTGAATCTTCTGGAAGTTCATTCGATAGTTTAATTGTAGCAATACCATTCGATTCATCAAATATTTTTTCAATCTTATCTCCTACAAAATTAATACCAATAACATCATTTTTTGCAGTTCCATCTTTATATAATTCTTGTGTTGGTCTAGGAACAGTTATTGTTAGCTTAGTAGATAAGGCATTATATGCAGCAGAAACACCATTTCCAACAAAATCTACAGCACTGACACTTCCAATCGCTACTCCTTCATCAAAATATTGAGTATATGTTAATGCTTCAAGATTATTTTGAATAAAATTTGTAATTGTATTTAAATCAGATCTATAAGTAGATCCATCTTTAATAAGCGGAATATACTCATTACCATTTAATATATTCGCTACATTTAATTCTGATATTGTTTTTCCCGCCATATCTTTATTTATGTTTTATTACCATTCTATGATAATTGCTCCTTGTTTACCATTCCAATCATCATTAAAAGTATCAGTTCTTCCAACCAAAGGCGTTTTTTCTAATTTTTTCCCACCTTTACCATAAATTTCTTTAAGATTTAAAAAATCATATCCACCATAATATCCTGCTGGACCACATATATGATACAAAGCTCTACCACCACCATCCATTCCAGCTTGTCCACCAGCACCGCCACCACCACCATATCCACCCAAAGAACCAGAACCCAATTTTCCTAATATTAAACCTTTTAAATGAGCATAAGAATGTGGTAAAATACCACCAGCACCACCGACACCATTTCCAACAACACCTGCAAACATGCTGTTGTCTCTTGAAAAATTTTGCATAACACTTCCACCAGAACCACCGATCCATGATCCAGAAAATGAATCATCAACATTACTAGCTTTACCTAATTTACCATTAGTAGCACTTATAGTACTTGTCATATTACCAATTTTAATAGTAGATGCTTTAAAATTTTCACTTAAATAATAATCTTTATAAGTAAATGTTTGATTGACCCACAAACTTATAGGAGTTCTTCCACCACCACCGGGTGGTGGAACTTTATATACATATGTCTTTACATTATAGTTTATAGTCATGCCTGATGAAACAACTAATTCAAATCCATTACTTCTATCATATGTTTTTCCACTTTCTACAGAAACTGAAAATACAGCATACCCACCACCACCACCAGAACCACGACCATGATATAGTGATACTTCAGGTGGATTGTATACGTCGCCAGTACCATTGAAAATTCCCGGAATATCAGTAGATCCACCACCACCAATTACATGTACTATTACTGAATTTACTCCAGCTGGTGCTGTCCAACTATTATCTCCTACAGAAGTCAATTCAACCATCCCGCTTCTAGTACCAACATATTTAAATGCTTTATTTACATCATCTATAATCAAAGCATATGACATTCCTTCTGGTGGAGATGTATATTTACTGATAGAATCAAATATAACAGCAGATCTTATTACATAATTTACATTTACAAAATCAGATAAAACTGTCCCACCAGCATTACTTACAAATACCTTATACTGTCCTTCTTCAGTAGCATTATAAGTAGAAGATGTAGCACCAGCAATTGGTACATCATTTTTATACCATTGATAAGTTAATGGAGCAGTTCCAGTAGCTGTTACTGATAACAAAGTAGGAGCATTACCACCTACTGGTTGAAGTGTAATTAGTGGTGGTTGTACTGTAATAAGTGTAACATCATTAGAAGTAGCACTATCAGCAGCATTACTTACAACTACTTTATAAGTACCAGCATCATTTGCAATATATGAATCTTGTGTTTGTCCTGATATTTCAACACCGTTCTTATACCATTTATATGTTAAAGAAGTTCCAGTAGCTACAACTTTCAATAAAGCTGGTGTAGTTGTACCAAATGGTTGTGTAATAATTCTAGGAGCTATTACCGCACCAACAACACAATCAGTAGATGTAACTGAACCAACTTGATTACTAACAATCACTTTATATGTACCATCAGATGTAATATTGTAAGAAGATGAAGTAGCACCAGAAATAGCTACACTATCTTTAAGCCATTGATATGTTAATGGAGCAGTTCCTGTAGCAACAACAGAAACAGTCTCTGAACCAACCAAAGAAATACTCGATTTAGGTTGTGTTGTAATTACTGGTTTATTTCCAGCTATAAAATTAGCAATTTGACTATAGACTGTTCCAAAATCATTTGTAACAACAACATCATAATCACCACTATCATTCAAGGTAGCTGAATTTATACTAAAAATAGCCTGAGTCGCTCCAGAAATATTTTGACCATTTTTTCTCCATTGATATTTTAGAGGTTCTGTTCCACTAACAGTAACAGAAAAATCAATCTTAACATTTAATCCACCAATAACAGAAACTGGATGTTTAGATATTACAGGAGATGATCCAACTTTTAAAATACCTGTAGAACTTACACTACCATATTGAGATTTTACAACAACTGTAAATTTCTTACCATTCATGTCAGCTGTGACATTACTCAGTTCCAATTTATTTAAAGTTTTACCGGGTATTAAAGTTGGTTCACTCATATGATTAAGAAATATACCATTCGTAAGTTAATTCACCGTCTCCATAAGCCTCTACGCTAAATTTAACATCCGATCCAACTCTTACAGTAAGATCTTGGAGTGGTGTTACAATATTAGGAGGATAATTTATCGCAACAGGATCTGGTGGAACTACTCTTGATAACAATAAAACATTTAATTCCTTTTCCAATAAATCTACTTGAGTTTTAAATGCTAAAATTTGATTTTTTAAACTATCAAAACGATCATCAGCATATTGCTTATTCGCTAATTCATAATCATCAATAGGAATTGGTATATTACGAACGAAATTTCCTCCATTCATAGAAATATTTCCACTCATTATCCCACCACTACGCAACAAATAATTGCCAGTCAAGTTTTCAATATTTGTATTAGCACAACCAACGTTTCTAAAAAATTTCTGACGATGGTTTCCAGAATTACATTGGTCAATTTCTGAAAAGAGTCTATATGTATTTCCACTTTTCACATCAAAAACCATATCACCTTCATCCATGGTTTTTAATTTTTCATCTTTTATGTTTTTAAACGAATCTCTAGAATCGTAATCAATGATTTCAATATCATTAATATAATTAAAAGTACTAACCTTAGTTCCACCGGGATTTATATTATCCCCAACAAATATTCTTTTACTATCTAAAAGATAAACCAATTCACCTTCTTCCAAAATAACAAAATTCTTTTGGTCAGATAATCCTCTTCTTAAAAAGATTTTCTTACAGTCATTTTTAAAAGGTTCTATGTTTATAAAAGGCATATTATTCAATTACATATATATCATCATTACCATTCCCATTTTTTGGAGAATTATTAAAAGGAATTGGTATTGGACTATTTACTAAGTTCGTAAC